GCAATCCGGCCGGGCGCTGGAGTTGATGAACCAGGGGCTGATCTGGCTCGCCGATAATCTGCGGTCCAGTTACGGCGAAGGCGCCCTGCTCGCACTGGCACAGATGGTGTTGCGCGCCTCGCAGGTGTTCCGGCTTCGGGTGATGGGACGCGATATCCCGCGTCTCGATCCCCGCTCCCGCCTGACACTGAAATGGCCGCGCTGGTATCCGCCGACCGCGGAAGATCGCCAGCGCGACGCGCAGACGCTCAGCACGCTCGCCAATGCCGGCCAGATCAGCCGGGAGACCGCGGTGAAGTCCATCGCCGACACGTACGACATCGAGGATGTGTCGCAGGAGCTGGCGCGGATCGCCGCCAATCGCAAGACCACCAGGAAGAGCTGATGTCAGACACCGCCCAACCGACCGACCAGCCGACCGACCCCATCACCGAATTGCGGGAGCACGCCGAGGCGCTGGAGCGCCGTCTGACCGAAGTGACGCAACAGGCGGACGCGCGCCTGATCCGCGCCGAGCTGAAGGCCGAGGCGTTGCACGCCGGCATGATCGACCTGGACGGCCTGAAGCTGATCGACGCGGCTGATTTGAAGCTGCTGCCCAGCGGCGAGGTCGATGGCGCCGCGGAGCTGATGACCCGCCTGAAACGCACCAAGCCCTGGCTGTTCGGCGGCAAGTCGTCGTCCAGCCACGCCAGTCCGCCGCCGGCGCAGCCGCCGCGCCAAAAGCTGGCAACGGAAATGACCGACGACGAATACCGTGCCGCACGCGCCGCCGTGCTCAAGCACCGACCCTGAACGCCGCGCGCTCGACCATCGAAACGCAACATCAAGGAATCGTTGAATGGGCATCCAGAACTTTCCCGCCGCGTTGCAGCCGATCATTCAGCAGGGGTTCCTGCAGCGGGAGTTCCAGCAGGCGCTGCGGTCGCGGATCGGCTATCGTGCCTGCGCCGATCGCGAGCAGATCCCGGCCGGCATCGGCGAGACCCTGACCAAGACGCGGGCCGGTTTGAAGCCGACGGTCACGACGCCGCTGCCGCCCAGCACCAACACGAATTTCGACAACGGGCTGACCCCGGCGGGGTGGGGCGTCGAGCAGTATACGCTCACGATCAACCACTACGCCGCGACCACCGACCTCAACATGGTCACCAGTCTCGTCGGCATCGCGTCGCAGTTTCTTCAGAACGCCTACGTCAATGGCGAACAGGCGGCACGCAGCCTGGACGAGTTGGCCCGCAATGCGTTGTTCAATTCGTATTTCGGCGGCAACACCAGGGTTCGCGTCACGCTCACCAGTGCGGGGCCGGCCGTCTCGGTCGATGACATCCGCGGGTTCCAGACTGCGTTCGTCAACGGCGTTCAGCAGGCCGTCAGCAGTTCCAACCCGCTGACGGTGACCGTTGGGTCGAACGCGTACACGCTGTTTGGGGCGGCGGCGGATGCGACCAACGTTTCCACCGCGCCGAACGGTATCTCCGGCGTACTGACCTTCGCGACCAACGTGGCGGTCACCGATGGCACGGCCGGAAATTCTGTGCAGGCGGCCAACGCGTCGGTGATTGTCAGACCGTCCTCGCGGGGCAATACCGCGCAGCTTGTGGCAGGCGACACGCTGACGATGTCCAACCTGCTGGACGCCGTCGCCAAGCTGCGGACGAACGCCGTGCCGGAGATCGACGGGCTCTACAACTGCTATCTCGACCCGGTTTCGGCGCGGCAGCTGTTCTCCGATCCGGACTTCAAGCAGTTGTTCCAGGGTGCCAGCTCGGCGAACCAGGTGTTCCGCCAGGGCATGACGAACGACTTCCTGGGGCTTCGGTTCGTCCCCACCACCGAGGCCTACGTCCTCCCGCACCCGACGCTCAGCAACCTGTTCGTGCGGCGCCCGATCATCTGCGGCCAGGGCGCGCTGATCGAAGGCGATTTCGCCGGCATGGTGCACGAAGACGTGGCGCCGAAAGATTCGATCATCACGCTGGTCGATAACATCGCGATGGTGACGCGCGAGCCGATCGACCGGCTGCAGCAGATCATTGCCCAGTCCTGGTACTGGATCGGCGGCTTCTGCACGCCGTCCGACACGACGACCAACCCCACCACCATACCCACGGCCACCAATGCCGCGTTCAAGCGCGCGGTGATGGTCGAGCATATCGGCTGACGAAAGGGGACGGAACAGACATGGCCATGGGTTCGATCACGCCGTTCCGTCCCACCGGAACGGCCTCTCTCACCGCCGGCACGACGTCCTCGAACGTCGCGCTGGCGGGCGGCGGCGAATCGGTGGTGGTGACGAACACCGCCGCTTCACTTGCCTATGTGCGCTTCGGCGCCGACCAGACGGTCGCCGCCACCAATGCAGACATGCCGGTGCTGCCGAACACCCGCGTGATGCTCTCGGTCAACAGCCTGATCGCGAATGCAGCCGCCGTCCTCACCACCGGCAGCGGCACTGTGCTGTTCAGCCGCGGCGACGGATCGTTCCTTTGAACCCCCCGCTGACCGACGCCGAGAAGACGGATATCCGGCGCTTCTGCGGCTACCCGGCCTATGGCGCGGCCGCAGCCTCGATGCAGAACTGGCGATTCTTCCAGGCTTACGGGCTGCTGGAGTTCCGCATGACCAACCTGTCCGATGCCGAGCTGGCCATCGCGCGCCGCTATCTCGGCTCCCTGACGATGCTTGAGTTCGCCGTTCCGCGGTCAGGCGAGAACCTTGATACCGACCAGGCGGCGGTTTGGACGCGCAACGCCAACGAACCGCGAGACCGGCTGCGGCTGTTCACCGAGTGGTGCCGCCGCCTGTGCGGATTCCTCGGTGTGCCGCCCGGCCCCGCCCTGGTCGACACCGGCCTGGTCCTGGTGGTCTGAGATGCAACCGACAGCTTTGCAGGATCGCATCCGCTGGGGAATGAATACCGCCGCTCGCAAGATCGGCGCGTTGACCGATGCGTATCGGCCATCCGGCGCAGCCGCGCCGCTCGACCCGGTGAACCGCTATCTTCGTCTTCCCGCTGCGTTCAGCGGGATCGACGGAAAATTCAGCCACCCGGTCGGCTATGGGTCGTCGCTGTGGCATGGGTTCTTCGATGCGGCCTATACGCGGCCGGGCGACTATCTGGTGCAGGGTCGGGACGTCTGGTTCGTCGCGGCACAACAGCGTCTGCTGCCGGTGCTCTGCGTCCAGACCAACCGGATCGTATCGTTCAGCCGGCCCGCGGCGCCATCCAGCACTGGTGCAAATAGCTACGGCGGCATGGTGCCAAGCGGTAACATACCACTGCTGACAGGCTGGCCGGCGAGCGTGCTGGGCGCATCGGGCGCGGGTCATCCCGAAGCCGACCTGCCGGGAGATTCGACCGTTCCCTACTGGACCGTTCTGCTGCCCGCCTGGCAGGGGGTCGTGCTGCAGCCGGCCGATCTGTTGACCGACGATCTTGGGCGCAATGCCACCGTTTCGGCCGCGGAGATGACCGACCTCGGCTGGCGCATCACGGCGAAGCAGGCGACGAACTGATGGCGGATCAATCCGATGTCGAGAACGCGCTCGTCACCATCATTGCCGGCGCGCTGTATCCGAACGGAACCAGCAGCCCGAGCGTGCCCGGCCCTGACTGCCGAGTGTATCGCGGCTGGCCCCAATCGGCAGCATTGGATACGGATCTGGCTGGGGGACGCATCAACGTAACGGTGTTTCCGGCGGGCGGCGCCGGCCGCAATACGACACGCTATGCGGAACAATGGGTCGCGACGCCACAGCAGCCGACGCTGACCGCGAGCATGACCGACGGAACGATCGCGTTCGGCGGAACGGCGGACCCGGGTCAGCTCGCCGGCGTCTTGGCGGATCAGCACAGCTACGTGTATCGGACGCAAGCCGGCGACACGCCGGCGCTGGTCGCGGCGAACCTCGCCGCATTGGTTCGCGCGGACTTCATCGTGCAGCAGTCAGCGGCCAGCCTGGCAATACCCGCCGCGGGTGATGTGGTGGTCCGCGTCGTCGCCGATGCGTCGGCAATGCGGGAAGTTCGGCGGCAGCGCCAGACCTTTCGCATCACCTGCTGGTGCCCCACGCCGCCCGCGCGCGACGCAGCCGCAGCCGCAATCGACCAGGCAATGGCAGCGATGCGGTTCATGCCGCTGGCGGACGGCACCGACGCCTGGGTCCGCTACGCCGGCACCACCGTGTTCGATCAATCGCAGGACGCCCTGCTGTACCGCCGCGACCTGCTGTACGCGGCGGAATACGCAACCACCATCACCGCGCTGCAACCAAGCATGCTGTTCGGCGACCTTCTGGTCAACGCCGCCAGCTTCATCGCCTGACCATCGGAGCCAAACATGGATATTCATCTGGTTGTCGTGAAGCCGTTCGCCGGCTTCGCGCGCGGCGATCTTGTCACCGATTCCGCCCGCGTCGCCGAGATCCTGAAAGGCGAGCACGCCCACGCCGTCGTGCGCGTTGTGTCGCCCG